CTTAGACACGTTTTGCAGCATGGTGTGCATCTGCTCCATCTCTTGCGCCATTGCTTGCATCTGCTGCTCGGCGGCTTGCAAGGCTGGGTCTTTGTCACCGTCGTCCATCAACTTAGGATCAATGGTCTTGGCAAAGCGTTTAGCCATTTCTTGTGCGCCTGGCCAATCCATGTTCTTGATAAACAGATCGCCCGCAACCGCCCACAACTGTGGGTTGCCTTGCAGCAATTGACCCATTGACTCAAGCGCCTCTTGGCGTTTGGTCATGTAGCTTGGGCCGGTCGTAACCATCACGTCGTACGTTCCAACGCCAGGGTTGTAAATCTTGTCTATTTCTAACCCGTTTTGATCAATGATTTTCTTGACCGGCTCTTGCTGCATGGGGTCGATCTTGGCTGAGTCAGGTTCGCCATCTTCACCCATAATGCGGGCAACCCGTTGCGTGTCGTAAATCTTAGGTACTAAGTTAATGATTTGGCGTGTGATGTGCCGAATGGCGCGCGCAAGATTGTCAACGTAGTGGTAAGTGCCGGTGTCTGTCTGACGCTCACGCGCCATGATAGCCTTGCCAGAACGCTCATTGGACGTCGCACCAAGGCTAGAGTCATATTGCCCTGTTGTTGACTTAATATCGTCGCTAGCGCCCGCTTTGGCTTGCAGCAAGCCACTTGACGCCATAGGGGGTTGAGCGCGTTGAGGTAACGGTAATGGCCCGCCCGCACCGTCGGTTACATCAGGGTTAACTTCAAGGTATGGCCAGTTGGTCGTGTTGGCTGTTTTCCAGTTTTGTTCGTAACCCTCAAACTGACCACCGTAGCCGATAAACGGTGCTTTGGGTGCCAAAGCTAGCATTTCTGCCTCTTGGCTTACCCAGTAGTTGTACATCCGCTGTGCATCCTTGGCATTACGAACAATGCCCGACACATGGATGCGTCCGTCAATCTCAAATTCGTTGCCAACCACCCGCACAACTGGAATCCAATCACCTGCCCAATCGTTATGCTCAAGCACTTCAAAACCGTTAATCTTGCAATGCTTGACCTTCTTAACATCAACAATACGACTTTTGATCGGCTTCATGCCCATCTGAACCATTTGCTGGTCTTCAGGCGAGCCCTTCATGGCGCTTACGTTGCCGTAGTAAAGGTTTAGTGTAGCTTTTTCGTGTTCGACGTAGTAATAATCGGCAATCCGAATGGTGTCTACGCTTAACCACGGTGCGTAAGATTCGTTACCCACGCTTTGCGCCTGCAACGATGACACAGGTTGCGCATCCGGAAACATCCGCTCAAAGTCTTCGAGCATCAAGTCTTCAGTCACAAAACACCATTGTGCGTCTGAGCCGCACGGGTCTTGGATCGTTGGATCCATGTAGACTGAGAATGAGTTGCGAATACGCCCAATCTTGATGTTTTGATCAAACGAATTGGGGCTTTCGTACTCGGTGAGCAGCCGGATATAGCCCTCACCATACGCCACTTGGTTTTCACAAGCGGTGTCATATGCGACATCTGCGTCAGACATATACTCAATGTGACGCACCATGCCGTTAAAAATCTCGGCGACCTCAACGTCGGCCTTGTCGTCAGCGGGGATTACTTTTCCGCTTGGTCGATTTTGGCGTTGGTCGTTAGTGACTTGGCGGACGTGCTGGGGGAGTTTGTTGATGGTAAGACAAGGTCGAGCGTTAATTGTTTGGCCCTGAACTGAGCCTCGCGTAGCCAACACGTCGGCTGGCCATTGGAATTGGTTGTCGGGGCTTGCTGCGTAGAATCGAAGGTCATCAAGTTCATCCTCACGGCTATCAGAATAGGCGGCAATCGCCATTGTCATGCGATGCAATGCGGTTTCTATGATGTCTTTGTCTTTCATACAAGCCCAATTACGTCCTTGTCTTTCATCAGGATCAAATCTTCATACTTGCGGTCAATTGTACCGCTGTACATGACGTGATCACCTACGCGCACCATTAAAGGCCGTTTGGAGTCTTTCTTGCCAGGCCCGACTGCCACCACCACACCCGTCTGCGTATCTGTTTCGGGTAGGATTAACAGCCCGCTTTGCACAAACGGGTCAGGGCGTACCGCAATGTTGTCGTGTAGAGGTTGGATCATTTCTTCTTTGCAGTTTTGGCTGATTGTTTAAATTCTTTGGCAGTCGGGGCGTTTTTTGACCCGACTTTGTTCATCTTCTCGCCCGAGCCCTCTTTAATGCGCTCGCGTTTTGCGTGAATATTTGCGTAGAGTCCTGGTTTAGCCATGATTAACGTTTTCTTGATAAAAAATCACCGGTTATAGGGTCATGCAAAAGAGGTTTTAGCACATTTGGGTGCAACTTAGCGTGTTCAGTGTAGTGCATTATTCTTAAATTTTCCACACGATTGTCAGCATGAACGCCGTTAATGTGGTCAACTTGTTCGCCTTTTTCTAGCGGTTTAATAAATGCAGCAGCAACAAGACGGTGAACCAAAAACGATTTACAGACTTCGGTGCGTAGTCCGCCATTTCTAAAACGAACCTCAACATAGGGTTTGGTTCGTCCGTTATCTTTTTTAGGTGTTAGTGCCATAATTATCTCAGGCACAGGAACTTGACACCCACTTTTACCACGGCGCATACGGGCAAGAGATTTAATTTGACCTAAAGTGCTTACTTGGTATCGACCCTCGTAGCCTTTAATGTCAGCCCACATTTCAACATTTCCATCGACGCATTGATGCTTTAGCACGGCTACCTTCCTCAGATTTTTCTGCGATAGGTTTCATTCTAGCACAAAAAGACGCCTTGCGCCCCTTATCTGCTTCGGTTTTAGGATTGGGGGCGGGTGCTTTTAAGTTGCTACCTGTAGCGGCGTTGTATTTCTCACGCCCTTTGGCAGTCAACCCTGCACCCTGCTTGGCGGGTAATTTCTCGCCTCTGCCTACCGATAACGACACGGATTTCTTAGCCATTATAAGCAATGAATGATGGCAAAGTTAATAACAGGTGCTTCTGAAAGCGAACCTGCGGTGTTGTTGTACAAACCAATTACAGCCGTACCAGCAGCTACGTTTGCAACGTAAGGCCAATAAGCACCGCTTGTACCTGCCGAGCCAAGGTTAACAATCACTACGTCATTGGCTGAAATAGTGCTGTTGGTCAACGTAAACAACGCTGTTGCACTTGGGCCAAGTGCTGCGTTGTGCATAGTAATCTTACCGGCTGATTTGTTAAGCGTCACACCGGTAGATTTGCTTGTAAGCTGAGTGACCGCACCTTGTGCCGGAGTTCCATAACCAATCTCTACGTCTGCATAAACAGTCGTACCTTCGATTGTGCTAGGCGTTGACAAGCCAATAGGTGTGTTGTCAATTGTACCGCCGGAAATAACTTGATCGGCAAACGCTACGCCGATAGGTTGTGTATTAGGCATTTCAAGCTCCCATCCAAGAAGTTTGTAAACTGTTAGTTGATTGACTACGGCGCTTTGGTTCTGCGTACTCTCGGTGCGCGACGGGGAATGCAAACGTCACGCATATAGCATCTGCTGCATCAGGCGAGGCTAGGCCCCGCGCTTTCATGTCTTTCTTAGACTCTAAAAAGATTGTACCTTTAGAGTCGGGCTTCATTACTGGTGATATTAAATCAGTTTTAGGCACTCTGTCACTAGGAATCGATGCAGTTTTGAGCCATTGACGCATATCACCCCACATTTGCGCCCTTAAATTACCATACATAAGCGGGTTTTTTGATTTATTTCCGAAATTCACGCCCCGAATCTTGTAGCGTTGCTCTTTTAGCCGGTCAACGACCCCACCACCAACGCCGCCTTCGTCGATCACCACCAACGCGGGCTTATATTCCTCAATACACTCAATGACATGACCCACAACGGTCATCGTATCGTCGCCCTTGAAACGTTTAATGCCAATAATGTCACGCCCCTGTCTGATGGCGATCACGGTCGAGTCAGAACCGAACCGTGCAGGGTCAACGCCCACGATAATGGGGGCGGACAGGTCTTTGAGCCGTGGCCGACGCATGGCTTCGTCAACGATTGAGCTCGAGATAAACTGATCATCCCCCGCAGAGGGGAAGTCACCGTAGACCTCGACCGCAGCTTGTGATGAATCGGCGCCATATTCGTCAATGATCTGCTGATACACCGCCTTGTCCGTGCCCTCGACCGTCCTTGCGTCCACAATTTTGGTATTCCAAAAGTCACGCTTGGAGTTGTGGCATTCGTAGAAGTAACCGGTATTGCGGCGTGGGTTAGAGAACGCCAGCCAAAAGCGGTTAGGTGTGTTCTCAGTAAAGAAGCCCGCGGTGACTGCCCAAATGGCGTCGTCAATACCGCTTGCCTCATCAAAGATCACCATCACGCCGTCGTAGTTGTGGACGCCCGCGTACGCATCAGGGTTCTCGCTTGACCAAAGCCGTCCTTCCACCGACCAATAGCGTGTGCCTTTCTTTAAGTCACGCTCGACTAGTTCGGTCATCCACTTGGCGGGCATGAGCCGTGTGGCTGATACTTCAAACCAATGGCTGTTGAGTGACATGGCAAGCCACTTGGTAATCTCGGCCCAGGTGACCGATCGTAATTGGCTTTCCGAGTTTGCCGATATGATGGTCGTTGAGCCAATCCGTGTGGACAGCATCCACAGGGTTAGCCATGACACTAGCGCAGACTTGCCAATTCCGCGTCCTGAAGAGGTCGCCATCCTGAACGTGTCAAAGTCAACCTTGCCGTTGTTTTGCTTAATGTGCGCGGTCAAGTCTGACAGCACTTCCCGCTGCCAACGGCGTGGGCCTGAGAAGTGTTCTAGCGGTGTGCCTTTCTGACCCCAAGGGAATGCGTAGAGTACAAACGCTAGTGGGTCATCCTTGATCTTGGGCGACCAAAGCGCCGACATTAGACGCATCTCTTCGGCGGCGCTGTATTGTGTCGTCTGCATCCGTGGGTTCCATATCTATAGTTAACCGTTGTTCGGCTTGCTCAAGCGCGGTGATGATGCTGATCTGTTGCGTGACGTCCACCTGCACTTGCTGCTTGGCTACCCAATCGTGCTTGTGCTTCAAGAACTCTAGCGCCATCTTAGCGTCGCCCGCTAACGCCGCGTCACGCACAACCTGCGACATCTCGGACTCTGAATCCGCACGGCCTTGCATGGCGGCTAACTCGACCACAGGGTCTAGCTGGCAGAGTTTACGAAACTCTTCGGGCATCATGCCAGCCTTTAACGCAAGCGCGTCATTAGACAGACCTAGACGCGCGGCTTCGTAGACGCGCAACAAACGCGACTCGGTGGCGCGGACTTCGCGGGGTGTGAAGTGTAAAGATAGCATTTTGCGATTGTAGGTCATGTAGGCAATTTATTATATAAAAAAATTTTGTTGGCATAACCTCCGCTAGCTAGGGCTCCTCGCAGGGCCCTCCCCCCCCCCTACCCCCATGCCCTCAAGAATGCTTAATGCCACCATGCTGCACTGCGGTAGCTGCACTGCACAATGCTGCGCTGCAACATGCCGGCGGGCCGAGCGGTGCCTGGCTAGCAGGCCGAGCTCGAGCGGTGCCTGGCTAATGTCGATCGACCGGCAAAATGCGGGCCGAGCGGTGCCTGGCTAACGGCAAAATAAGCAATACTAAGTTTTTCTTGTAGGCAATGTGGGCAATGAGGGCAATGCCCACAAAGTCCACTGGCTTGCTACGTTGTGCGTGCGCCAACTACGCCGACATATATACTACTGTACATATATACAGTATATTTAAAATCTTACTATCTAATCTAATAAATAACCCTCATTACCCCACAAAGCACATAAACCCATAATTTATAAAGCATTTTCCGAAAGCACTTCGCGCCTTTTTGCGTTGCCCTTTCATTACCCTGAAGTGCCCTTCATTTTGTGAGCTTTTGTGAGCATTTTGCTATAAATAGTTGTACAAAGCTATAAATTCATGTACAATAGAATCTCACTCAACTAATTTAAGGTGTTCAAAATGAATGTAACAGACCTTTACAACCAAGCGCGCGAAGCCGGTTTATCGGCCGCGCAAGCTGCGCAAGTAAACCCAATGATAGTCAACGCGCATAAAAACCCGCTCGACGCTAACAGCGAGATAACGCGCTCTTACTTTGTTGAAGACGGCGTTTGTGGCTTTGCTAGCGTCGTCGTTAAAAATATTAAGTTCGCCAACGGCTTAAAAAAGCTCGGCATTGGCCGCAAAAATTATGGTGGCGGCTATTGCATTAGCGTGCGCGATTTCAATCAATCGTTAACGCGCAAAGAAGTGTACGCGCGCGCGTTTGCTGATGTGTTACGCGCCAATGGCGTTGACGCGTACGTTGATAGCAGAATGGACTAAAACTAATCCGGCCCGCGCAAGCGGGCCACCACTTCAAAGGGTTCAATATGTCTAAATTTTCCGATACCGTGGCCGCGTTACTTATGTGCCTGGCTTTGTTGCTGGCTTGCTTTATCTAAACTTCACTTCACTAAGGTTAAAAAATGAAAATCACATTACCCTTAAGCGCCATGCGCGCCATGATTCACACTAGCGCTGATGCCGATATACGCTATTACCTAAACGGCGTGCACGTCATTGCCACTAAAACCCACACACGTCTTGAATCGATTAACGGCCACTATTGTGGCATTTTCGTGTACGAAGTAACCGAAAGCGAAAATGAGGTTGACGGCTTAATTGATTTCATCGTACCGCTCGATGAAGTTAAAATGTTAAAACCGAGCTCGGCCAAAAGTTTAGACGTGTTAACCATTGATTATGACGCGGCCACTAAAATCGGCACCTTAAACGTGCTCGCCGGTATGAGTGTACGGTTTAACGCTATTGAAGGGAAATTTCCGGATCTTGAGCGCGTAACACCTAAAACGGCCACCAGTGGTGTGGCCGCACAATACCAGGTCGAATACTTCGCGCAGTTTGCTAAGGTTGCCAAGCTGTTAGCACCTAAAAAAATGCAAGATGTAAAAATATGGCATAACGGTAATGATGTGGCCCTTGTAACCCTGAGTGATGAACCGCGCTATTTAGGTTTGCTGATGCCGCTAAGATCTAGCGTTGTCGGTGAATCTAGCGGCCTTGTACCCTCACCCCGTTTTAATACCCTCAAGTAACACCACTCGGGCCCGCGCGAGCGGGCCATAAACTTCACTAAGGTAAACAAAATGCAAGATAACCTCTCAAATAGAATTTATTCGGCCTTACATGAGCAAGGCGCGCAACACTTAACAGACCTCGAAAAAGACACCTTAGTTAAATTAGTAGGTAAGGGTTGCCGCGAAAAGACCAAAGCCGCGCTCGCGCGCAGGGTTCGCTTACCGTTGGCCTTGTGGCCTGATTATGGTATTTATCGCCGCGTGTTATTTGACGCGCGCGGCGTCGACTATTGCCCTGGTCAATCGTGGCCAGATGAAATGCGCGTTTTACGTGAATGTTTATTAGGGGCTTAACATGAAATTTGACCATTACACCTATACTCTGGCCGATCATTGGGCCAGCGCCATTATTAACGCCGATTATACGGGCCTAAATGATGAGGAAGAAAAACAGTTAACCGAGTGGCTAGCAGAGAACCATAAACCTCAAGGCCATTGGGATATTGAAGGCGACGACGAAGGCTATTTTGCTCGCGATGAAATAAGCGGCTTGCACGCTAACTGTATTGTTATTCGTCAATACTTCCCCATTGAGGTGGCGCCATGAAATTAGCCTATCACGCTAAAAACGACAACCACGGCTGGCACCACATTAAAACGGCGCCTATTAGCTGTCCTGAGTGGCACGACGCCGATCGGTGGGCCTATAACTTTATGATTGATAACGGCGAACAAGTGCTAACTATTGGCTGGAATATGTACCAGTTAATCAACGATAAGGATACAAAATGAAATACTTTATTTGCCACCCTGATAATGACGGCGCTTTTGTGCCTTGCTTTAATAAGCATTTTGTAAGTATTCAATCGGCCGAGTTTTCGTTAGCCGAGTTTTTGTTACGCGATACCGTCGGGTATGTACGCGGCGATTTTAAAATTTTAGGGGTTTGATATGAAATATAAAAACGGCCAGCCGGTCGACGTTGGCGACGTTGTACACGTTCGCAACCGCGCGTATACCGTCTACTCAATAGGCGACACGGTAACCCTGCGTTCGATGTGCGAGCGTGGTTACATCAAGCGCGTATTTCCGGCCGACATAGGCGCCTATATCCCGCGCCTACACCCATTATTTGCCGGATTGATGCCACTATGACCATAAGCCTAATTGCGGCCGCTATCGTCATTCTAATGATTCTAGTCTTTGACCTATAGCGTCACGCAAACCCCACAACCCGCCTAGGCGGGCTTTTTTATTGGTGTAACACTAGCCAACGGTGTACCGGCCCGTACGGTCAAGCCCTCGGCCATAACGCGTAATTCGGCTTTTTTATGGCCCACCATATCCGGCGCGCAATAAACTTGCTTTTTAGTAGTGAGCTCACGCGTGGCTAGGCGGCCACAGTCGAACCAACTGCACTCGAGTAACGCGTGCAATAGCGCGCCCTGGCTAACCTTATAAGTGCCTGGCGCGTTAAGTGACAACGTGTCACAGATAACGTGAAAGGGGCTCGCTATAACGCCACCGGCGAACACCCCCCGGCGCTCGCGGATCATATCGACTAGGTAACTTTCATTTGCACTCATACCCTGTTCGATCAAGGTCAATTTAAATTCAGTCACGGGAGGCGCGGCCGACGGGTTAAACGCGCTAACATCGCGGGCCGCAAGCCACGCGGCACA